ATTTCTAAAAGATTAGGTGTGCCGCTAGAAGAATATGCGAAACAATTAGCCGCGAAGGAGGTATAAGCATATGGAAAAAGATAATAAAACAAAAACTTCCCGCGCGAGTCAAACTAGGGTCAAAGCAGAAAGACCTAAAGTATGGACTCCTCCATCATCACTTGATGCACCGCCTGCGCCAGACGGTTATAGACATAGATGGATACGCGCTGAAAGTATGGGCTTTGATGATACAAAGAACATGTCAGGCAAGTTGAGATCAGGATGGGAGCTCGTAAGAGCTGATGAATATCCAGATTCAACATTTCCAACTTTGGATGAAGGACGTTACGCAGGAGTGATTGGGGTTGGTGGCCTTGTGCTGGCAAGGATACCCGAAGAGCTCGCAAGGCAACGTGAGGCGTACTTTGATCAAAGAACAGCCGATCGTAATGAAGCTTTAGAGAACGATGTCTTGAAGGAACAGCACCCAAGTATGCCGATCAATCAAGATCGACAGACTCGTGTAACTTTTGGTGGTACAAAGAAAAACTAATTATTTAGTAATTCCTACCCACTGCTAACAACAAACCTTTAAGGAGGACAAAAACATGGCAAATAAAGATGCCCCTTTTGGTCTAAGACCTATCGGTAACACTGTTGGTAGCTCTGACTTTCAGATGACGGAATATCTAATTCCGGACAACGAAGCGACATCAATCTTTCAGGGAGACCCTGTAGAGATCGATGATAACAATGCTGGATTTATTGCTGTTCAAGAAGCAGTAACAAATGTAGATAACATTGGTGTCTTCAATGGATGTTTGATTGACAGCGACCCATCAACAGGGAAGCCAAAATTCTCTAACTTTTATTCTCAAACGAATATTACGCAGGGAAAAATTAGAGGTTTTGTATTTGACAACCCGTATCAAAGATTCTTGATACAAGGTGACTCAGCTACAAACTCTGCACAAACAGACGTTGGTAAAGTTGCTGACACTGTTGCTACTCACTCAGGTTCAACTATTACTGGTATTTCCGGTATTGAGTTGGATGTGTCTGACCTAGCAGCAACTGACGGACAGTTAAGAGTAACTGGCTTTACTGGCGATCCAGACAATAACGAACTAGGCACAACTCATACGAACTACGTAGTGTATTTCAATGAGCATGCTTATAACCATAACGAATAATAGCAGGAGGATTTAAATCATGGCTATATCAAGACAACAACTAGCTAAAGAGCTAGAGCCAGGTCTGAATGCATTATTCGGACTTGAGTACCAAAACTACGAAAATCAACATTTGGAGATTTTCGATGTTGAGAACAGTGACAGAGCTTTCGAAGAAGAAGTGATGTTATCTGGCTTCGCAAACGCGGCTGTAAAATCTGAAGGCGCTGCAGTAACTTTTGATACTGCTCAAGAAGCTTTCACTTCTCGTTATACACACGAGACAGTTGCTCTTGCTTTCGCACTAACTGAAGAAGCAATCGAGGATAATTTATATGACACGATTGCAACTCGTTATACAAAAGCACTAGCAAGATCTATGGCTAATACGAAGCAGATCAAAGGAGCGAACGTATTGAACAATGGTTTCAGTAGTTCATTCCCAGGTGGAGACGGTAAAGAGCTATTCGCTACTGACCACCCTTCACAATCAGGAGATCAAAGAAACGAGTTAGCAACTTCTGCTGACCTATCTGAGACTTCTATCGAGCAAGCTTTGATCGACATTGCTGCTTTCACTGATGAAAGAGGCTTAAAAATTGCTGCAAGAGGAGTAAAAATGATTATTCCTTCTGAGCTACAATTTACAGCTGAAAGAATCATGAAATCACCAGCAAGAGTCGGCACTGCTGACAACGATTTAAATGCGATTGCATCTAAAGGAATGATCCCACAAGGATATGTGGTAAACAACTTCCTAACAGATACAGACGCATTCTTTATCAAAACTGACGTTCCTAACGGTCTTAAAATGTTCGAAAGAGCACCTATCAAGACTGCAATGGAAGGTGATTTTGATACTGGTAACGTAAGATACAAAGCTAGAGAGAGATACAGCTTCGGCTTCTCTGACTGGCGTGGTATTTTCGGCTCACCAGGAGCATAATAATTTAGGGGCGCTTCGGCGCCCCTTTTTATTTGCAAACCCCACCTTAAAAGTTTATATTCAATACACTGCATAATTTTAAATAGTCAGCATAGACTCATGCAGTAGACAACGTCTCGGACTATGTTGGCGGAAGGAGACCAATATGGCTAATACAACTTTTCAGGGTCCAGTAAGATCCGAAAGCACAGTTAAAACTGTTAGTAAAAACTCCTCTACCGGAGCGATTACTGAAATCATTACAATGGGTGATGCACCTGTTGCATTAGGAGATGAAGACAAAACTCTTGATGCTGCAACACACAGTGGAAGAGTTCTTGCGGTTCCTGCAATCGGCGCTAATAGAACTATCACTCTACCTGCACCAGTTGCTGGGCAAACTTATAAGCTCATCTACGCTGGCGCTGCAGAAGAAACAGAGAATTTAATTGTTGTAACACCAGGAAATAGTAATTTCTTCTTAGGTGGTATCGTACACTTAGATTCTAATGCAGATAACGTATCTGTTTATTCTAACGGAAGCTCTAACTCTAGCTTAACTCTTACAGACAGTGGTTTGTTTGAGATTAATATTGTTGCTAAAGATAGCACCAATTATTACATTTGGGGTTACGCAGAAGGTGCAGACGTACCTGCATTTGCAGACCAATAATAACTAATGTGGGCCTTCGGGCCCACACGTTCTTGATTAAGGAGGGAACATGGCAGACACAGTAACAGGACCAACAATCCTACAACAAAACGACAAAAGAGTTACAATCAAGATAGTTGTACAATCTGACGGAACAGGTGGCACAACTGTATTTGGTGATGTATCGGCACTAACAGCTGACGATGACGGCAACTCTGTAGCTCACTTATCACTACAAAGAATATGGTGGTCATGCGCTAATGGCGATGGCGGCGATGCTTTTGCACGTTTAGACGAAGAAGATTCAGATGGTGACATTCCAATCATAACTTTGATAGACTCAGGATACTGGGACTTCAGAGAGTTTGGTGGCATACCTGCTGACAAATCATCAAACAGTAACGAAAGTGATGTTAACTTTGTTGTAGCTGCGGCAGCGGATTCTGGTAATACATATACTTGCATAGCAGAATTTAAGAAAATATATTAAGGAGTAGCTAATGCCTAATACTACTTCAGGAACAGCAACGTTCGACAAAACTTTTGCAATTGATGACATCATAGAGGAGTCGTTTCAAAGAATAGGTTTTGATAACATAACAGGTTATCAGATGAAATCCGCCAGACGCTCTCTTAATATTATGTTTCAAGAGTGGGGTAACCGAGGACTACACTACTGGGAAATAGATGAAACCAACATTGATCTTATTGAAGGTCAAGCTGAGTATCATTTTTTTAGAAGTGCAGCTGACGACACGTCTGATAGTAACAGAGCACAAGCGACTACAAACCAGGTAGCATCAACAATCTTTGGTATTGATGATGTTTTAGAGTCAACTTTTAGAACAAATAGAACTCAAACTACACAGCAAGACGTTGCGATGACAAAAATTAATAGGTCAACTTATTCTGGTTTATCTAATAAATTATCAAAAGGTCAACCCACACAATATTATGTGCAAAGACTTATTGATCGTGTGACTGTTTTTGTATATCCAACACCTGACAGCACATCTGCATCTGCGGACATGCATATTTATTTTGTAAAAAGAATAGA